CTAGATGTGGGCTACTATATCAGATTCTTGCTTATACTCTTCAACTTTCTGTTTAACGTATGAAGAGTACCAAAATACATCTTTTTCACTTACGCGAATGGGTTGTTTGATTTTTCCAGAATTTACCCACTCATAGAATTTATCCTTCTGGATCGATAGAAGGTACATAAATTCTTTAGCACGTACACGACGATCAATTTCCATTACCCCTCCTTACTTTCCGCTTTTCTAAAAAACAAATCGTTCAACACTACATCGTCATTAATTACAGTTCCGTCTTCGATATAGTCACAGCCATTATCTATAAAGTACTGCTTATCATCAGGATGAGGGCGCATAACCAGATCGATAGATGGGAAAGCAGAAAGACCATCAAAAGTTGTTAAGATCGAATGAACCAGACCTTCACATTTTTCTAAATCAGTGCCTTTACTTTGTGCCCAGTATCTTGCCAAGTTTCTAAAGTTCTCAAGCAATTCTTCACGAATCACTTCTTTTGGAATTGGTTCACTCATCCCTCAGCTCCCGATTCGCTTGGCACTTTGTGGTAGAACATCCAGTGTGTAGGTGGATCTCTCTCAAAATTGGCCCAAATATGATTTAAATCTTCATCACAGGTCATGTAGTCACTTTCTGGCTGAACATCTGGTGAGTCTGACCAACAAATTAAAACCATAGTATCTGCTGGTGGCTCTTCATCTTTAACGCTAATCCAAGACGGCACCGTCTGAGCTTTGGCTTTTTCTTGCATAAAAGTAATGGCTTTTTTCCACATTGCCCAACCGCTATTTACACGATGGTAAATGTCAAAAAGATCGTCTTCACTAAGATCAGTTTTTACATCTATAGGTATTTCAAAACAGCCGCCATCCATATTAAATTCAAGAACATCTAAGTGCTCTGGAAGCCAATATTTTTCTTTAAATAATGGTAGTTGCTCTGCCCAAAAAGCTTGTTTCTTATTCAAATCTGTCATGCTGCCACCTTACTTAAATGCCAATTTTTTAGTTCTAATGAACTCAATGCCCTTAATATCAGTTATAGATTCACGAGCATTGAGTAGGGCACGCTTATCTACTTCGACTGTAGTTTTTTCTCGTTTAAATTGAGCTGGAATTTCTTCCTCATTTTTCACAACTACAGACCAAGGATTTTCTTTAACCTTGATTGAAAGAACTGGATCTTCAATTTCACTGACACCAAACTCAAGCATTTGATCTAGTAAAAGATCGTGAAGATATCCATATGTACTTTTAATACGTTTGGCTTTATCAGAAAGACGCTGTGCCTCAGTAGCTATCAGTTTTTCTTCCAACATCATTTGATGGACAAACTTTGCTACACGCTTTGACTTCTCTTTCCATTCGCCTTCTTTAGCAACCATGCCTTCTAGTAACAGTTGAACTTCTTCATTATCGGAACTTGCACCTTCAGCTAAAAGATCTTGAATTCGCTCAACCTGTTCAGCTAGGTCATATCCAATGTCATATAAAGTTGTCATAATAATCCTCCCCAGGATTGAGGGCTTTCATTAGCCCTCGATTCTTGACAATAATTAGAACGGTAAATCGTCATCTAAATCAGAAGATTGATTACCTTGAGTTTGTGAATATTGACCATAGCCACCAGATTGTTGCGGTGCATTTTGCTGCGCACGTTGTGCATCACCCATGGCAATTAATCGATCAAGTGCTTTAGGCAGTAATTCGGGTGAAGTTTTACGCTCAAGAATTTCTTTAGCCATTAATTCACTATCTGCATTAAATGAAGCGAAGAAATTCATTTGATGGCGTTGCTGACCACTTCCATTTAAGTAATTTTCGCGCTGTAGCAAAACACCAATACGCTTATTAGTCATTTCAGGCGCAACTACACATGTTTGTTGTACTTTTTGTTTAAGATCAAAATCATATTTCTCTAATTTTTGATCCGTAGGTGTGAGGCTCTTAACACTCGCACAAGCCATAATCGCATTGATTTTATGTACACCTGAAAGTGCAGTACCATCAGCTTTGACAGTCCAAATAGTGAAGTTTGTATACTCCTTTGAATCAGACTCAAAGTTGATTTCAAAACCTTGTGTACCTTGTTTAGAGGTTACAAACTCCATTGATTTAATTACACCTACGTATTTGCCAGTAGTTTCAATACGTCCACCTGCATCCGCTTGTTTTGCTGATTCAGTATTCAAATTAAATGCTTGATAGTTACCCATGATTATTGCCTCTTATGCTGTTTCAGTAGTTGTTTGTGTTTCAGTTTTTGCTATTCCGTAGTAATCACAGATAGCTGTATCAACGGCCTCTAAATCGTTTTCAATATGATCAGACTCAAATAAGCCGATAGGGGATTTAACAGTGTTTAACCCGCTGTTTTTGGTATGAAAAATATATTGTTCGTTGATAACACCTGTTTGAAGACAAATTGTTACCATTCCCTCTAAAGTGATTTTTTCATCTAGCATTTTTCCAATAGTTTTGATCTTGGTTTTGCCAGATTCGGCCTCTTCTGTGTGGCTTAAAATGTAGACGCGCTTGTTGTCTGCAAGGTTTGAAGCTTCTGTGAATACATCCCAAGTTTTGCGCCCAATTTCAGTAAACTTTTTGAACCCAGTTTCAGTGCTTCTGCGCATATATTCATTTGCCATAACATATTGATAGTCATCAATAATGATGATTGGCTTAGATGTTTGTTGCATACGCTTAATAATCACTTCTGGATTATCTGTCACATAAATAGAGCCACCATCTTTTGAAAGGTACTTCCATTCAGCAGAACGGAAAGGGAGGGGCTTTTTCACCACCTGAATCAACAAAACTTCATTTGGGTTTAAGTTACGAAGACTTGTTGATTTACCAGTGCCTGACTGGCCTAAAATTAATGTTGCAATACTCATTTTTCATTCCTCATTCGTCATTTGAGTTATGAATGGCCTATGGCGCATTCATAATCTTCTCCTAATTCTTTTCTGCTAACTTTTTGAAGTGTTGGCACATACTTCTGACAACTTTGAACAACCACTTTTCTTCTCTTTGGGTTGTATGTCTTGAGGTGGTAGTGAAGAGTTGAACTACATGTTCATGGCATTCTTGGCTGTACCATTGTTCCAAGAAGTACTCTTCGATAGTCTTGAAGCCACAACTACCTCGATAAGCAGTCCAAGCACAATCCCAACAACGGATAGTTACTTGAAATGCTTGTTCGCCATACCAGACAACAAATACGTCAATTGGGTCTACACCGTTGTTTGCTGGAATGTGGTGTGCATGTACGCTTTTAACTTCCATCACACCACTCCCGCTTCTTCATCTGCCAATTCTTCGGCGTAGTATTTAAGCTGCTCGTTTAAGCTGTGTACTTGTGCGTCTGTGAGCTTGAAACGTAAGCCTATAGGTGACTCAATTCCGTCTTTATCAGTTACGATTGCATGAGTTTTTGTGTCAACTACAAGTACTTCATACTCTTGGTCACGGGCACAACCACTGGACTGATCAGTTACTTCACGAGTGTCGTAAGTCGTTTCAGCTTTAATCTGGCAGTTAAGAACATTGCAGCCGTAAGTTAAGTCGAAATAAACCGTTTCACCTTCAACTTGAATGTCAGTAGATAGGTCCAAGTAAGGAAAAGAAGGGCACAGCAACTCTGGTTTAAGGGCAAACATATTCATCAGTTAGCTCCTTCCACTTGCACACGCACATACATGTTCTGTTTTGCTTTGAGTTCGTTTACGTATTGCTCGTCGGCACAGCCTTTTAAGAATGCAAATACAATGAAGGTGATAATCCAGAAAGCTAAAAAAGCTTTAGAGCCATCCCGGAAGGCCTGGCTAAACTTGTACTTTTCAATTCTTTGATTCATACTTATCTCCGCATTTGATGCAAACCGCCTATACTTCGACCCCTATGGCGGTTTTTTTTGTGTATGAATTTATAGTAAGGTAACTTACCAAAATGGTCAAGAGAAATGGTAATTAAAATTACTTTTTATTTTTGTTAACTTACTTTTTATTTGATAGATAAAAGAAAACCCGCACATGGCGGGTAATTAAAATTAGCTATTCTTAGCCTGCGCGCCACACTTGGCGGCCCATAACCTTAAAATTCAATCCATTTTGTTCAGTAACAATTCTATCTCGGTACTTTTCGTTAAAGCTGTGCAGAACTAAAGAACCATCAGCTTCTTTGAAAATCTGCTTAATCATTCCTTCACCTGCAAAGTAAATTGCATAAATCTCACCATCTATGATTTCGGTTTGAGATAAGTCGATACCCACAAGGTCCTGATCATGAATGTAATCAGCCATACTGTCGCCTTTAGCTTTAATGAGCCTTAAGCATTTAGGGTCCACCATCTTTCTTTGAAAGAACGAAGGAGGGAACGGATATTTTTCATTAATTACATCAAAATGGAATTCAATTGATTCCCCAGTACCACACGAAAAGTTAGCTTCCACAACATCAATCCATATATAACCGTTGACCTCATCAAACTCGACAACATCAGGTTCAATGATACTGTCTGTGTCAAATGAAGCTTCTTCTTTAGTAGTTAGTCCATGCTTATTAATAAAGTCTTGAATATTAAAATTAGTAAGATTTTTAGGCTCTTTACCTTTCAAGAGGTACTCTGTAGAGCTACCCAAGGCTTTGGCTAATGCCATTAAGCTTTCATGCTTAGGTACATTTTCGTCTTTTTCCCAGTAAATAACAGAAGTTTTAGACACACCAACAAGATCAGCTAAAGCTTGTTGAGTAAGTTTTTTCTGTTTACGCAGATTTTTCAAGCGAATACCAAGCGTTTCCATTTTAATTCCACCAGCAGAACGTAAGTTATCTTACCAATTGACTTGGTAAGTTTTATGTAGTTAAATAAGGTAAGTTAAATTACTTTATAGGTAAGTTAGATGACTAAGTCGGAGGCTTTAGCCCTGCTTAACTGCTCTGTTACTCAATTGGCAGAAAAACTAGGAATTTCTCACAACGCGGTAAGTCAATGGGAAGAAAAGAAAATTCCATTACTTCGTGAATATCAAATCCGTGACATGGCTTCCAAATTAAAGCCAGCAAAACGCAAAAAAGTTCGTACAGCGGCTTAGGTGGTGACATGGCCGAGAAATTAACCGCAAGTGTCACCTTTAAGTGCACGGATGAGGAAAAGATTCTTTTAGAAAGAATCGCTAGATCAAGAAAACAAACTGTTTCCGAATTAATGAGAGAGCGTGGCATTGATGTAATCCGTGAAGTTCAGGAGTTACTTCAAAGTCTACAGGCTGAGTTCGATCTAACCACAGTTACCGTAGATACAAGAAATCCTGAGCCATTCGAACTAGAACTGGCACCAAATCCACATAAAACACAGGCACAAAAAAAGCCCAATTGTCGCAACCAATTGAGCCTTATCTGCCATTCCACTGCAAAGCAATGAGATGAGAAATGAAATATGAATTTAGCACATACGCATGAAATTGGGAAGCATCCTTCTTTATCGAGAGATAACTCAATTTTAGAGAAATTAACTTTAAAGGAAGTGGTGAAAATTAATAGCCAAGGCCCGCACTGGGGTGAATGCTACAAGTATGGAGCACCAGAGCGTCAACAATCGTTCATTGGTGATAATCCAAAATCACAGCGTGAAAAAGAGCGTGCAGATTTAGTTGATTCAACCGCGGCAGAAGCAATTCAGCTACTTGTTTCAATGATCATGTCAGGTGTAACGCCTGCTAACTCTATTTGGTTTCAGGCTGCACCAGATGGTGTGGACGACATTTCTAAACTTACTGATGGTGAGCGTTGGCTAGAAACTGTTTGTCAATTCATGTGGCGCAATATTCATGCTGCAAACTTTGACAGTGAAGCTTTTGAAACTATTACAGATGTAACTGTTGCAGGCTGGGGCGTTCTCTACACTGACATCGACCACAAAGAGGGCGGTGGTTATGTATTTGAATCGTGGCCAATCGGTTCTTGCTGGATTGGTTCAAGTCGTCCAAATGGTGTTGTAGACATCATTTACCGTGAGCATGAGATGACCGCAGAAGCTATGGTGAATGCTTATGGTGAAGACAAGTGCGCGAGTGATGTTGTTAATGCTGCACGCACAGAACCAGAGCGTAGATTTAAGCTGTTGCACGTCATTCAGCCACGTAAAACTAAAGGTGCAGGACAGCTAAACACTGATATGGCTTTCGCTTCATATCATGTGGATCTGAACCATCAAATCATCTTAAAAGAGTCAGGCTATCAAGAGTTTCCATGCTCTATTCCGCGCTTAAGACGCTTGCCTAATTCAGTTTATGGCAATGGTCAAATGTCAGTGGCATTACCGGATGCTAAGACATGTAACGAGTTGGTTCGTCAAACATTACGTGCAGCAGATATGCAAATTTGCGGCATGTGGATTGCCGAAGATGATGGTGTAATGAACCCTCATACTATCAAGGTTGGTCCGCGTAAAGTTGTTGTTGCCAATAGTGTTGATTCAATGAAGCGCCTAGATGATGGTGTGAATTTCCAAATCGCTGAGTATCTACTTAACAACCTACAAAACGGCATCCGTAAAAAGTTAATGGCTGATCAGTTGCCGCCGATTGGCACACAGCAAATGACTGCTACAGAGATTAATACTCGTGTAGAAATCATTCGTCAGCAACTTGGCCCGTTATATGGCCGTCTTCAATCTGAATTCTTAATGCCGTTGCTAGATCGTTGCTTCGGTCTTGCTTTGCGCTCTGGTGTGCTTCCCCCACCGCCACGTGAGTTATGGGGAGCGAACCTTTCATTCAAATTCATTTCACCTTTGGCACGTGCTCAGCGTCTAGATGAAGTCATTGCAACTGAACAGTTTGTCGTAGCGCTTACTCAATTTGCGGATGTGGATAAATCAGTTCTTGATGTTGTCGACCTAGATGCAGCTGCAAACGTGGTGGCTCGTGGTCGTGGTGTTCCGCAATCCATTTTACGTACCGATGAAGAAGTAGACCAGCTACGTACAGCACGGCAAAAAGCCATGGAAGAAGAGAAACAAAAAGCCATGCAACAGCAAATGGCCCAACAAATGGGCGGTGTCATTGCCGATGGTGCAAAAGCCGCTGTCACACAGGATCCAAGCCTAATTACAGGAATGGCTAGCGAGGTAATGCAATGATTTATTTAATTTTCATAGCTGCAATGTTCGCCTTGGTGGTAATCATTGCTATTCAACAAAATGCCCTAGAGAAAGCTACCCAAAAGCACTGGGATGAAGTCCGTGATCATGCTGAAACACGCAAGAAGTTAGCAGCACTTGAGCGGGTTGAAGAAAAACAAGAAGAAGCGCCATTAGTTGCAGATAAGGCAATTCGACAACGTTATCCGCGCAAACCTACTGCAATGGATTACTACACGCTATTTGAAGCAAATCCTATTGGCCGCGACATCCTAGACGATTTAGTCAATCTGTTTGGCGGTGTGTCTTATACGCGGGGTGGTCATGACGCAGACCGTGAGACCTGCTTTAAGGCGGGTAAAAAGTTTGTAGTCGACCACATCATCATTCAAGCAAATAAAGCAACAACGAATCAACAAAATCAATCTGAGGTAACTACTGATGACAACTGAACAAGCCCAAGAAACAACGACCACTACTGAAGCCACTGAGACGACAGATACAACTTTGCTTGGTGGTCAAGAAAGCCAAGGTGGTGAAGGTCAGCAAGCAACTGAGCAAGTTACTACCCCTGCAACAGTAGCAACGCCAGACGATTACAGCGTTGAAATTGAAGGCTTTAACTTTGACGAGTTTAAGGCAATTGATGAAAACAAAGAGTTCCTGAAAGAAGCTCATGAAGCAGGTCTATCAAACGAGCAGCTTGGCTTTGTGCTGAACAAGTACAACCAGATCATTCCTGAAGTCATGGCTCAGATGTCCCAAATGCAAACTGAGACATGCAAAGAAACACTCCAAAAAGAGTGGGGTGCAGAGACTCAGGCAAATATCGGATTAGCCATGAAAGCGGCTCAAGCGGCTGGTCTTTCCGGTGAAGAAATCCAAAACCCAACAATTGGCAACAACCCGACTGTCATCAAACTACTTGCTCATTTCGGTAAGCAACTTAGTGAAGATGTTCCGCCTCAAAACACCCAACAAAGTAGCGGAGAGGATGTTCAAGAATTAATGCGAAGTGAAGCGTACAGTAATGCATCACACCCTGATCATAAGCGTGTTACTGAACAGGTAAACCGTTGGTACGCAAAACAATATGTTGAAAACTAAGGAGTAATTGAGTTATGGCTCAAGATATGGCAACCAATGGCGCTATGATCACCGCAGCTTTTAAGCGTCAGTTTCATGATGCTTTCGAAGTAAAGTGCCAACAAGATAAATCCGTGCTGCAAGTCGCTGTAAAAGATCGTGGCCCAATTCAAGGATCATCATTTACGATTAATGATATGGGCATGGTTGAAATGCAGCCTTCTGGCTCTCGTTTTGGGGATACTGTTTGGTCAGTTCCTGAAGCTGGTACACGTCTAGCTACAATGGCAGATTACGATTTATTCGTGCCTATTGAGCCGCGTGATGAGCCAAAACTTTCAGCAAACCCAACCAATGAATACATGCAGGCTTGTTTGGCTGCTGAAATGCGTCAACGTGACCGTGTAATTTTTAATGCATTAGGCGCATCAATTCAACGTAAAAACATTGATGGTGAAACATATACACCAACATCTTTGCCAGCAAATCAAAAAATTGCGGCTGCTGCAACTCCAATGAACAAGGCAAAAATTGTTCGTGCTCGAAAGTTATTCCGTCAAAACCATGCTGATAAATTCCCGTTATATATGATTTATAACGCCGAAATTCTTGAGCAAATCTTAATCGATGACGAATTAACCAAGTGGGATAAAGAAACAATTCAGGCAATTCAAGATGGTGATGTTGCAAAAAAATGGGCTGGTTTCTTATGGCTTCCATATGAAGACATTACATCAGTAACAGCAGGTAGCCCAGCAGTAACGACTCAAACCACTTTCGCTTTTGCCCAAGGCGCAATTCATTACGGACGTAACTCTATCAGTAACTTTGATATTGCTACTCGTCCAGACAAGAAGAACGTTAAGCAAATTGGTGGTATTGCATCATATGGTGCAGGCCGTGCAAACGAGCAAAAAGTAGTGCAGATCGATTTCATCGTGTAAGTGCTTTCGCCCCACCCGTGGGCAGGCGGTGGGGTGCTTTTTATACTCAACAAATCAACTCAAAACCTCAGCCAACATAATTAAAATGGTTGAGGTTTTTCTTTATGACTACCACAAATATAAGCATCTGCAATGAGGCGCTAAACCTATGTGGCGCTAAGTCAATTCAAAGTTTTGATGAAAATACAGAGAACGCACGCCGATGTGCTGTGCTGTATGACTCTACACGTAAATCATTATTACGGATGCATCCTTGGTCATGTGCAAAAAAGCGCGTGGTTTTAGCCCCATCAACAACACATCCAACATTCGGCTATAAAAATGCATTCCCACTGCCGCGTGATTTCTTGCGTGTCTTTGATCCAAATACTCAATGCTATGAGTTTGAAAACCGCCACATCTTATCTAATCAAGATTCAATTCAATTGGTGTACATCTATGACAATGATAACGAAGAAACATGGGATTCCTTACTCGCTGAGGCTATGGCGCTATATCTATGCTCCAAAATCGCTAAGCCAATTACGGGGAGCCAAGCGGAATCAGACAGTGCATATCAAAAATTAATGAATCTGCTTAAGCAGGCTAGGGCTATTAATGGTCAGGAACGACCAGCACAAGACTTTGCAGAAGGCGAGGCAAGTTTGATTGAGGTGCGCTACCCATGAAAACTTCAATCATTAAAAACAATTTTAGCGCAGGCGAGTTGTCACCTTATCTAACTACACGCACCGATATTCAACAGTATGCCAATGGTGCTAGACAATTACGTAATGTGATTCCATTAGTTGAGGGCGGTGTTAAATCAAGACCAGGCACATTCTTTAAAACTGTTTTTAGTGGGGCGTTGCGATTAATACCTTTTGTTGTGAACTCAGATAAGACTTATTTATTAATCTTTAAAAACAATGAACTTGTGGTCTATGACCCACGAACATATGCAATTGTTACTACACTTAGCTCGCCTTACACAGCAGCACAAGTAAGTGAAGTGCAATTTGTACAGTACCGTTACAGCATGTTTATGACTCACAACCAAGTGCCTGTTTATCGGTTTAGATGTTCTGAGGACTATACAAATTGGGAAATGGCTTTATTCAACTTTGTGCACCCCCCACTTGACGATGAGAGTGCTAGAAGCCCATTCCGTAAAGGAACACCTAGTGGTAAGGAACTAGGATCATCAATCACCTTTGCTTTAACACCTGTTCCAGACTGGTTGGAAACAGTTGACTACGTTAAAGGCGATGTTGTTTGGTATGGTGGAAAATATTATCAGGCCTTAGCTGCAAGCACTAATAAGCCGCCAGCTACAAACCCAACATACTGGTTGGAAGTTGATTCAGCAGCAGCTACAGCAGTTTTCACAAGTGCTGATATTGGAAGCTATATTGATGTGAACGGTGGGATCATCAAAATCACTAAACTTAACAGTCCTGAGGAGGTTGTGGCAGAAGTTGTAAAAGAGCTTGAATCTGACACAGTGGCTATTGAGCGATCTTGGACCATTACGCCACCTGCTTTTAATGCAACAAATGGTTATCCAAGATGTGTGACTTTCTTTAAGCAGCGCCTTGTTTTAGCTAACACCAAAGTTTCACCTAATAAGATCTGGTTTAGTGCTGTAGCTGGGAATGCCAACTTCTTAGAGACAACAGAAGATGCTGATGCTTTTAGCGTTGTTTCAGCTTCTGGTTTATCTAACTCAATCCTATTTCTTGAAGCGACACGTGGAGTAGTGTGTCTCACATCTGGTGGTGAGTACATGATTAGTGCTGATGGGGCACTGACGCCAACATCAGTTGAGATCAATGAACATACTTCATATGGAGCATATCCGCTTACTCGTCCTTGTCGTGTGGGTAATGAACTATTGTTTGTGCAGCGCGGTGGCGAGCGCTTAAGAGCTTTGTCATATCGGTACGAAGTTGACGGTCTTGTATCACCTGAGATTAGTGTTTTAGCTTCACATATTGGTGAAGAACACGGTGGAATTGACGAGATTACATACCAGCAAGAGCCGCAATCATTAGTCTGGTGCAAACTTGGAGATGGAAAACTCGCATCAATTACCTTTAACCGAGATCAAGAAGTACTAGCTTGGGCACAACATGATTTTGGTGGTACGGCAATTTCACTTTGTTCGTTGCCTACAAAATTGGGTAGTGATCAATGCTTCTTGTTGATTAACCGGAATGGCACCACATGCCTAGAAGAAATCCATGAGGCAGCAAATATGGATTCACAACGTTCCGTACCTATTACCAGCAATACAGTAAGCGTTGCTAATGCCCTTTATTTAAATAAGTTTGACTTGCTTAAAACAACAAGTGGTTATTACTACACAGTGCCTTATGAGCGGGAAGGCAATAATTTAAAAATCCTCAATGATACTGAGACAGGACAGATCCAATTAGGTATGGCATTTGATGGTTTAGTGGACCTATTCCCGCCTGAGCTATCACAAAACCCTGCAACAACAATTCTTTCAAAAGCCAAAATTCAGCGTGTTGCATTCTTTTTCATGAAGACATTAGGGCCTTTATTTAATGGGGAAGTCTTAGAGCTATTTGACTTCAATCACACGCCTATGGATGGACAGAGCCTATTTACTGGGCGTCACATCTACGAAGGTGGTGACTTTGGTGATCTGTACGAAACAGAGATCAAAATATCACTTAACAAACCACTTCCTTTCCACATGCAAGCTTTAGCTATAGAGATTTCAGTTAATGAGCGATAAGCATGAAGCTTCGTGTTGCCACACTTAACGATATTCCGACACTGGTCGAGTTTGGTAAATCATTTATTGATGAGGCACCAAACTACCAGAATCGGCATTATTGCCCAGAATCAGCAGAAAACCATTTTAAAAAGTTGCTCAAAGAGGGGGTGATTTTTGTAGTAGAGCATAACGGTTTGCTTTGCGGTGGTTTTGCAGGCGGGATTGGCAAGGATTGGTTTAACAATCAGAAAATTGCTTTTGATTATGTGATGTACGTCAAGCCAGATTTTCGAAAAACAAGGGTTGCCTACATGTTAGTAAGCGCCTTTATCAATTGGGCAAAAATTCTTAAAGCTGACCGTATCCAGTGTGGCACTACAACGGGCGTTGAATCTCTTGGGTGTATTCGTTTGTACAAGCATTTTGGCTTGCGCGAATACGGGACTGTACTTGATATGGAGTTAGCCCATGACTGAGGTTATATCGCCAGACAATAAAGAGCTTTTAACCTATGTTCTAGGAGACATACATAACAAGCTCTACATTGATGTGGTGCGAGATTTAAAACAACAAACAGAGCAAAAATTAGAATCTGGTGAACTTGAACCAGCAGATTTCCCTATTACACATCATTTTGCACCAGGTGTTTATTCACGTCAGATGGATGCAAAAGCAGGCTCTTTCTGTATTAGCAAAATGCATCGTACAGAACACTTAAACGTTTTGATGAAAGGCGCCTTAACTATCATCACAGAAGATGGCTTGAAGTATTTAGAAGCACCACAGGTTATTAAGTCTCAAGCTGGGACAATGCGAATAGGTTACTTCCATCAAGATACTTCTTGGCTAACCATTCATCCAACAAATGAAACCGATTTGGAAGCCATTGAACGTGATGTGATTGTTCCAGAGCATGAGATTGAAGCATTCCTAGCTTCAATTGGTCATACGCCTAAGGAGATTGCATTATGTCTTGGTTAGCAGTCGGTGCCGCTGCTGCCGTAGCAAGTGCAGCTTTAGCGGGATATTCAGCTTACTCACAATCTAAAACAGCAGAGAAACAGGCAGAAGCAGACGCATCGGCGCAAGCTTCAAGAGGTCGTTTAGAAGCTGAACGCATCCTTAAGCAGAAAACCAAACAACAGTCTATGGCACGTGCAGCAGCAGCAGCCAATGGTTTAGATGTGAATGAGGGTACAGCTCTTAAGATTAATGATGAGATTGAAAAAGCAGGGCAATATGACGCAGAGATTGCGCGGCAAACAGGTTATAACGCATCGCAACGGTTAATGGCTCAGGCAGACCAGTACGGTAAGAATGCAAATACCGCTTTGGCTTCTGGTGCATTAAACATGGTCTCAGCAGGTGTTTCAGCTAAGAAGGGGTGGAAATAATGGCTAAAATCCCTATGGGCAACTTTGGCAACGCACTTCCCGAAGTTCAGGAAACACGCTTGCCTCAAAGTAACTTGAATATGCTTGCTGATGCTGTAAGTAATTTCGGCCAAGTTGCTACACAACAAGGCCGTCTTATTGATGAGCAGCAACGACAGCAAGAAGTAACAGCCAAAAACCTAGAGCTATATAACAACCAGCTTGAGGCAAAGGAAGGTCAATTAAAGCTAGATGAGTCATTATCTACCGACTTTAGCGACAAGGTGGCTGATATTAAAAACCGTCTTGGTAATGGAGCAATCAACGCTAAACAAGCAGATGAAGAACTCAATACGTTTTCATCTCAAAAGTTCGCGGAATTGCAACCTAATTTACCGGGTCACGCTCAAGAAGAATTAAAAAAATATTGGGATAGCAATGTAGTTCGCCAGCGTTCCTCCTTCATGGGGCTGCAGTTACGCGCAGATGAGCAAAAGGGTGGTGTTCTAGCTGATCGTTTCTTTGCTGTGGCAACACGCATGAGTCGTGAAGAAGGTAAGAAATACCTTTCTGATAATTTAATGGGACTTCCTCTATCTGAGGCGCAGAAAAGCGAACTCGTAATCAAGTATGAAACTGCGCGTGATGTGAATGATATTAACTCACAAATCACGGAAGCTATTGCAGGGAATAATATTGAAGCTCTAAGAGCTACAGCAGCAGGCTTGAAAGATTATAAATTTATCGATGGTTCTACAGTACAGAAGTTTCAAACCGAAATTCAGAGCAAGATTACAACTCTTGAGCAACGCCAACAAGTCAATGAGAACAAGCGCATTAATGAGGCTGAGAAAGTTGTTAATGAATTTATCCAAAGCACTTTGACTGGTCGTCCGCTGGATCTGAAATATCAAAGTGATGTTGAGCAAGCGGTAAAAGGCACACCATCAGAGGCGGAATATCAGTTTTATAAACAACAATCTGCTGACTTTATTCGCTTTCAAGCTTTGCCTACAAACCAGCAGCTAGCCGAAATTAACAACCGTAAAGCAAAGATGAAAAATAGCTCATCGGCTGATCCAGTAGCAGAAAATAAAATTTTAGCTACCTATCAAAGCATTTATGACAATAAGCTTAAAACAGCTAAGGAAAACCCGACTCAAGCTTTGCGTGAAAAAGGTGTGCTTTTACCTGAATTAAATCCGCAAATGCTTAAAGTAAATCCTAATGACTTTGCTAAAAACATAGTAACCATTGGCTCATACCAAGTTGCACAACGCGACAAAGATCCAAACGCAACAATCAAACCTATTCCTAATGAAGCGCTTCCAGCTGCAAAGCAAGCATGGGAAGAAGCAACCGTAGATCAAAAGTTAAATTTGATTAGTTCTATGATTGCCCAAACCAAAGGCGTGAAGGATGGGGTGAAAATTTGGGGTGCTGCATTGGGACAGCTAGGCGGAGGTAACTCAAACTATGTTATGGCAGGCGTAGCCAAAGCTAATGGCTATAGATCAACGGAAGGTCGAGAGCTAGCAAACTCTATTGTTATTGGTACTCAACTTTTAAAAAATAAACAGTTAATCATGCCAAAAGAAGATGACATGAGAGAGGCTTTTAACAAATATGTGGGTCAGACATTAACTGGTACTAATGCTAATAATGCTTATGAAGTGTTTAAGGCAGTATATGCAGATACCATGAACGAGCGTGGTTTTAGCCACAGCTCTAAGGATGAAAAGCCTAATGAAAAAGTCCTTGGAGTTGCACTCGACTTGGCAACTGGTGGGGTATACACACAGCCAACGTCATTCAGAAACTACAGAGGGGACAAGGTTTCAGATTGGAAAGTAACGAAACCTTATGGAATCACGGATGATGCTTTTGAAGCTCAACTAGAAAGGGGCTATCAAACGATCTCTAAGCAAACTGGAATTAGTGTCAATAATTTAAAAGAGTTCCGCTTACGCCAAGGCAAGCCATCAAGTACAGGTGCAATTCAATACGACCTGATTAACGAGCGAGGACAGCAATTGGTAGTTAAAAATGCTATCTGGCGAATCACGATGGATGGGGTGACTAAATGACTTGGTATGACACATTTGCAGATGATGAGCAGAAGTCAGTAGAAGAACTCCAAAGAAAAGGGATTACTGGCAAGCCAACTGTTCAAAAGGAAGTTGGGATTTTCGATGGCGCTATCTCTTCACCTTTTCGCGGCATGGCAATTGGTCTTAACAAAGTTGGTGATGCAATTTCGGCACCGATTGATGCTGTTGTAGACCGTGTTAGCTATAGCCTGAAAGACGTTTCTACAAATGAATTTATTGAACCGTATGAAGAGTTCAAGGCTAAGCGTGAAAAGGCGCGTGATAATCTGGTTTATGGAACTATTGCTGACCTAGAAGACAAAGACAATACAGGCATTGTCGGCAATATTGGTGTCGGCGTTGGTGATTATCTCTGGCGTGGTGCTCTAGGCGTTGCTACAGGTGGCACATTAGGTGCAGCCACTTTAACAGGTGGTTCAACTGGTAATTACGTCTATACCGATTTAACCCGTAAAGGTGTAGATGAAAACACAGCTTTGAAAGTAGCTGGTGTAAATGCTGTAGGCGATGCGATTGGTACTGCTTTACCTATTGGTTATGGCTTTAAAGGTTCAGGTGGTTTAGTTGCTGATGCTGCATTGTCGGTTGGTGGTGCCACTGGTTTGAACACTGGTATGCAATATGCAAGTGAGCAACTTCTAAAATCTAAAGGCTATGATAAGCAGGCGAAGCAATATGAAGTTACAGGCGAATCTGTGGCAACTGACTTGCTTATTAACTCATTAATGTTTGGTGGTGCACGTTACTTAAGTTCAAGACAAAATCAACTAGACCAAGACGTTGACGCTGAAATTAACCAGCTTAATTCAGATGATTTTGAAACCCGTAATGATGTGTTAACTGATGCTCTGGTTAAAAATAGCTTTGAGTTTGAAGACACAACTTTACCAGTTCGAACTACAGATCCAGTTCAGCAAAACAAGCACTATCAAAACCTAGATGCTGCTACGGAACAAATCCTAAAAGGCCAGCCTGTTAGCGTACCCAACACAGTGCAAGGAGAGCCGCGTAGAAACACGATTGATTATGCAACTAGCTCACTACCTACCAATGCAAAACAGATTGCACTACGCGCAAAACAAGACGGTATAGACCCTAGTGTTGCTCTGACAATTAGTCATATTGAGACAGGCGGCAAATTTAATCATACAGCGCAAAACCCAACATCAAGCGCTTATGGCCTTTTCCAAGTCTTAGATGACTCTTGGAAAAACTTAGGCGGTAAAGACCGCAACAATGTTGATGAGCAAATCCGTATCGGCTTAAAGCACATTAAGCAGGCCAATAATTACATCCGTAAAAACTTAGGTCGTGACCCGGTTGCACATGAGCAATATCTAGGTCATTTACTTGGACCAGGGGGAGCAGTCAAAGTTCTTAAAGCTGATCCTAGCCACCCATTAATTGATGTAGTGCGTTCGTACGATGCTAAAAATGCCGATGCAATCGTTAAAAATAACGGTATGTCAGGCATGACAGTTGGCGAAGCTATTAACAAATGGCGCAACAAATGGAACCAGTTAAGCTCACGCTATGGTGGTGAAACGAGCACAGCTTATGGGATGGATGGTTCAAGCTATGATTTCGCTTATGAAGTAAAAGATTGGACTGATTTAGTAGCGTCTAACGACCAGTTATACGGTGTAAATCCGCTTTACCCAAGTGAACTACAGCCACGTGACCGAACCCGTGAAGCATCACGCCAGCAAATTGAACGTATGGCCGATGACTTAAAGCCTGAGTTACTTGGTGAATCTTATAAGCTATCAGACGGTGCACCAATCATTGGCCCCGATAATGTTGTCGAATCAGGCAATGGTCGTACATTGGCTATTGGCCGCGCTTATGATAATGGCCGAGCAGATGCTTATCGTGAATTTGTTCAGAATTGGGCGAATAGTAGAGGCATGGATATATCAGGCTTAAATCAGCCTGTTTTAGTGCGTACAAGGCTTAGTGATGTAGATCGTGTAGCTTTCTCCCGTTTAGCCAATGAAAGCGATGTGGCGCAATTCAGCGCAACTGAGCGCGCTATGAGTGATGTTGATCGTCTACCAGACTCAACACTACTAAAAATAAATAATGATGGTTCAATCAATATTGATGGCTCTATGGATTATGTCCGTAGTTTTGTAGATCAATTGCCACAGTCTGAGCGCGGATCAGTTATCACAAGTGATGGTCGCTTATCTCAAGAAGGTAAACGCCGAATTGAATCGGCAATTGTACAACGTGCGTACGGTGATTCTAATCTTGTAACTCGTCTATCTGAAAACCTAGATGATGACAGTAAAAACGTTCTAAACGCCTTACTCCGTGCGGCACCGCAACTTTCTCAGCTTAATGATTTAGTGAAACAAGGTGGACGCTTTGAGAACACTATTTCTCAAGACTTGGCGCAAGCTGCACAAAAGCTTACAGACTTAAAAGCAAATGGCTTACAGGTTCGTGACTATTTAAATCAAGGCCAACTTATTGATGATGGATTAAGCGATGGAGCACGAAGATTTCTTGAGGTCTTTGATAATAACCGCAAGAGCGCAAAGGCGATTAGTGAATCCATTAACTCTGAGATTCAGGCCATTGAAAACATGGGCGACCCGCGACAAGGCTCATTGTTTGGCGAAACACCAGAAGAACAAGCCGCGCTTGATGTGATTTTCTCAAATCCTGATCAACCAATTGCAGTAAGTCGTATTAATTCAAAGGGTGAACCAGAAGAATTTACCATGACCTTACGTGACTATCACGCAGAACTTGAAGCAGAAATTAAGCAATCTGAGCAAGATATTTTAGCAGCACAAACCGCCTTGAACTGTGCTTTACAATTTGGAGCAGCATAAAAAATGAAAGAACAATGCAAACAAGCGGTAGCTAAAGCACTTGGCAAGCAATCCTTATCAGCACAAGAAGCAACAGACATTGAAGCGCGTATTAATGAAACGATGCGTAATCTTGCACGCAAAGATATTGATAAATGGCGCAATTTATCTGACTCAGAAAAAATGACAGAAGCTGCTAAACAAGTTGCTCTCGATATCCAAGAACAATTGAAGCGCAAGCATAAAATTGCAGCTCAAGACATCCTTAAACAATCCCAAAACATTGCAGCATTAGACCATGGCAAATTATCGTCAATGGAAGTGATTGACCGTATGGTTGCGGCACATGGTGATATGTCAGGTATTCAGTCAATTGACTCAAAAGCGCGTGGGATTGCTGCTATTTATCGTGGTGAGCTCGTAGACTTTTATACAAATATTAAAGGCGGTTTAGGCATCTTCACAGATCAAGAATTAGTACAAAAAATAGTTCGTGAGCGTTTTGGAGAAAGTACAGGCGATGCATTAGCTAAGAAAATTAGCGATAAGATGGGCGATGTTTTTGAAACTATGCGTGACCGTTTTAACCGGAACGGTGGCGACATTGGGAAGCTGGATAATTGGGGATTGCCACAGACTCATAACTTAGAAAAAATTGCTCAGGCTGGTAAACAAGCATGGGTTACTAAAGCTGAATCATTAATCGATACTCGTCAATATGTACACGAGAACGGCGATTACTACTCAGAGCAAGAAATACGCTCATTGCTTGAATATACCTACGATACCTTATCAAGTGACGGGGCAAACAAAATTGAGGTAGGTCGACAAGCTACGGGCGGCGGTACGTCAAAAGTCACTAATCGTCATGGTGAAAGTCGAGTCTTGCATTTTAAAGATGCTGAATCATGGCTTGAATATCAATCTGATTTCGGCGGTATGCAATTTGTTGATCTGGTCGAAGCCCACATAAATGGCTTATCTAAAGATATTGCCATGGTCGAAAAACTTGGAAGTAACCCAAAAACAGCATTAAAAATTCTTATGGATGCTGCAGCTAACAAAGACTGGGAAAAGAAAGTACCAGATAAAACTATAAAACGAGTCAGAAGACGTACTGAAACTATGTTTGATGAGTTCAGTGGTGGAAATTCTCCACAATCAGAGGTTTTGTCAAATTTAGGAATTTTATACCGTTCAATGAATGTAGCATCAATGCTTGGGGGTACTACGATTTCTTCTATTACTGATCAAGCAATGATTGCCAAAACTGCACATGTACATGGTCTATCATATCGCAAGGCGTTTGGCGAATTAATCGAACAGCTCAACCCAGCCAATAAAGCCGATCGAGAACTAGCGCATAGCTTAGGACTGGCTACAGAAGAAATGATAGGTTCTATTGCGCGTTGGTCAGATGATGGGCTAACTTCGGCTTATGGTAAATCGGAAAAATTGGCTCGCATCTCTAGTGGGGTTGCATCTCAAGTAATGCGTGTGTCTGGACTTAATGCTTTAACAGCGGCATCTAAAGTTGGCTTTACTAAACTGCTAATGGAAAAATACGGCCGTTTAAGCCGTTCAAAAGCTTGGAATGATTTAGACGCACAAGATCGTGAATTGCTTTCAAACACTGGTTTAGATGAGCGCGCTTGGAAGGTTTTCCAATTAGCTGATCCAGTCGTTGACCGTAATGGTAACCAGTTAATGTCGGCGCGTTCTATCTACGAAATCCCAGATGAAAAACTAACTTCATTTGGTGATCCAAAACAAGTTAAAGACCAAGTATCATCACAACTTCAAGCACACTTACTTGATGAGCAAGGATTAGCTGTTGTTGAGGCAGGACTGCGTGAAAGGACACTAATTAATGTTGGTGCTAGAGGGACAATAACGGGAGAAATTGTTAGAGGGTTGATGCAGTTTAAATCCTTCTCAGCCGCATTTTTAATGCGTCATGGAAGTCGCACATTTGCTCAAGATGGCATAAAGGGTAAGGCTGGTTATGCAGTTCCATTATTTGTAAGTTTGACTTTACTTGGTGGGCTGGTAGTGCAACTTAAAGAATTATTAAATGGTAATGACCCACAAACTATTTACGATAGTAATGATCCAAAAAAAGCAGGGAGTTTCTTTGTTAGGTCTGCTGTTCAGGGTGGTGGGCTATCATTCTTAGGCGATATTTTAGTTGCTGGTACTGATACTTCTGGCCGTGATGCAAACTCTTTTGTAGCAGGGCCGCTTGGTAACGATTTCGCAAGTGTACTAGGTTTAACTGTTGGCAACTTAACTCAGTATAATGAAGGTAAAGACACTAATTTCGGCAACGAAGCATTCAAATTTGTGAAAGGCAAAATTCCTGCACAGAACTTGTGGTATACAAAAGCAGCAATTAACCGTATGGTATTTGATGAAATGCAGGACACAATTGCACCCGGCTATCGTGAGAAGGCTTTACGCAAAGCAGAACGACAACAAGATCGTGAGCGTTTCTGGGGTGATGACATTAATGATATTAGAGCACCTGATTTTGAGAGGGTTATTAAATGATAGAGTGGAAATTTAAAGGACGGAATTTTTATTTCAATTACTTAAAAGCTTTAGGAATTCTAGGGCTTCTTGTTTTTGCTCCACTAGTCTTTATTTGGTCTGAAAATATTTATATAAATTGGTTTTCAATTCCAAGTCTAATTACATATTTATTAATCATATATATTGTTTATAAGTCGTGTGTTGACTCTTATGAGCCATATTACTTTGATGAAAATGGGAAACTCATCGAAGGAGAAGAACCAGAAGACTTAAAAGCAAAAAGATTAAAAGCAAATAAGGACAATTAAAACCGCCCAACATACCACTACATAAGCCCTTGTATATATGAACTATATGCGAGGGCTTTTTTATGCGTGATGATCAAACAAAAGAGTTAGAAGAACTCACTGAGAAAATGACTGATGACCTTATTCAAATTGCATATGCAGCAAGTGAATGTGGTTTTGAAACACCTGAAGACCGTGGCAATAAAGTGTGGCTCTACAAGGGGCTGAACCAATGCGCCTCAGCTATCACAAAAGTTGAGCAAGTATTGGCATATCGTAGAGGGGCATTGCCGCCAGCTAGTACAGATGAGGATACGCAAAAGAAACATGAACAAAATCTAATTAAAAAAGCAGAAGCTGAAGCAGAAAAAATTAGACAACGGATGAGCTGATGACTAAACCAAAAATCAGCTTTCTCGCTTTCTTTTTACTTTGGGCGGATGTTCAGAAGTGGAAGGTGCCAGATTTCCATGCCCTTGTTTGTATTTTCCTAGAAAACTTTTATATCAAGGGCCGTACTGCACTGCTCATGATGCCGCGTGGGCATTCAAAATCTACAATTCTGGATGTTTTCAATGCATGGGTTATTTACTGCTGGCCCGAAACACAGATACTCCACCAAGGCACTACAGATGATGATGCCTATAAGTGTAGTAACGGGACTAAGTTAGTCTTAGAAAAGCATCCTCTTTGTGTTGACAATCCAGAAGTCAAAAGAAAAAAAGGTGAAACTGAACGCTGGTGGGTAGCTGGCACAGATGATGTCCGTTATGGAACTATGCTGGCTAAAGGAATTCTTTCGGGGGTAACAGGTCACCGCGCTCACTTCATCCAAAACGATGACGTTGAAACACCAAAAACAACGGGTTCACCAGAAGCCCGAGAAAAACTTACCTACAGATTATCTGAACAAACACACATTGCCTTTCCCGGCGCAAAGAAGCTTTGGATCGGTACACCACACTCACATGACTCACTTTACGACAAGATTAAAAAGCTACGTAAAGTAGATATATTGGTGCTCAAAATGTTTGAAAATGAAAAGCGCATTGAGAATGCATTAGCAGGTGGTAAATACCTTTTGGACTTTGAGCCAATACATGCGTTTGCTGGGATTGGGCAAGGGGCGAAATACCTTAGCAAAGGCCAAGACTACACGCTAAAAAAAGTAAATGATCTATATGAAGTGACTTTAGCTAATGATCATTATGTAGCAGATTTTTATTCAGAAGGAATTTGGGCAGAACGTTTTGATGCGGAAGAAATGGCATCACGCCGAGAGGAATGTAAAACCCTTAACGAGTGGGACTCTCAATATCAAATGCACGCGAAGCCTATTGGTGATGTGCGTTTAGATCCAGATAAGATCATAGCTTACAACTGTGAACCGGTTCTTAAACGAGCTAATAGAACTACCATGTTTATGATTGGTGAGCGTCAAATTGTTGGTGCAACTTTCCGTTGGGACCCATCATCAGGAAAGCTCAAGTCAGATATTTCATCTACTGCATTAGTCTTCCATGATGATATAGGTAATAAATATTGGCATAGATCGATTGCGCTTAAGGGCGAAGTAATTGAAACCGATGCAGATGGGCGTGTGATAGGCGGACAAGTTTGGCAGCTATGTAACATCATCAAGGAATTCCATTTATCTAAAGTCACTATTGAGACAAATGGTATCGGCAACTTTGCACCAGCAGCGTTAAAAGCTGCTCTAAAGACGCGTGGAATACGCTGTGGTGTAACCGAGCAACATTCAACTAAATCAAAAAATAAGCGCATTTTAGATGGTATTGAAGGGCCTTTAATTTCTGGTCTGCTATGGGCACATGTATCTGTACTTGAAGATGAGAACGGTGAAGATTCAGCACAAGTAAAACAAATGCGGGAATTTAACCCAGCCATTACTGATCAACCAGATGACTATTTGGACTCATTAGCAGGTGCAATCGTAGAAGCCCCTGAAAGAGTTGGAAAATCACTCAACCAAACGGACTATGAAGAAACGCCTAATTGGAGAACAAACGGTGGCGTGTACGAAGCCACAGTAGACTTTGATTAGGGGTAGGCTATGGCAGTACCAGAACAGACGCCATTTATAGAATATACAGCGAATGGAACCACTACAGTTTATCCGCTTACGTTTGACTGTGATAAATCTGAATACTTGATTGTATCTCTTGATGGGGAAGAGGCCCCAGTTGGGTCATGGAGCCTTAGTGGTGGGTCAATAACTTTCAATTCTGCACCTGCTAATGGTGTGCTCATTACAATTGAAAGAAATACGCCATTCCGTAGAACCACTGAGTATCAATCTTACAACAACTCATTTCGTCCATCACCTGTAAACAAAGACTTTGATTTAATCTGGTGGAAGCTTCAAGAATTAGGTGTTGCTGATTGGATTCTCGGTAATCGTATTAGTGCACTTAAAAACTATGTGGACCGTAAAGATGATGAGCTGAAAGCTTATCTTATGGAGGAGATCCGCAAGCAAGGTGTTGCTTTAGATCAGCTTGATGAATACTACAATTATCTTATGCAGCGACTGGCACAGATTGCGGTTGATAAGGGGTGGGATGCTTCTTTTGTAGTTGATGTATCAGGATTAACACAACAGCAAATTAATGATTCATCAATCCATTCGGTGGGTTCCGTTTCTGCGATGTTAGCACTACCGACACAGTTTCAAAAGCGAATCGTCCAAGTTAAAGCCACAGGCGCAATGTATCAGTATGATGCTGAACAAGCAGCTGTTGATGACGGTGTTTATGTGCGCAATGGTTGGGTTTTGATTGGGTATCATGATCAGCTACTCGCTGGAACAGCGGGGTTGAAGGGTGATGGTACAAACGAATACACAAAATTAAAAGCGCTTCTTGATGTTGCAGCTACTTTAAAACGCCCAGTGAATCTATGCGGTCTAACTATCACAACTGCACCAATTAGCACAGCAGGTGACTTGAAGTTAATTGGTTCTGGCAGTATTAAGCTATTATCAGGTTCAAATGCGACATTACTAACATCAGCCCACAACTTGGTGATTGATGGCGATATTCAGCTTGACCCCGATTTAGCGAACAATAGTGGTGGAACAGTTGGTGCGGAAACGCATTGCACAATTAAACACACGGGGCCTGATTTAATTTTGAAAGGTGCAAAAATAAAACCATCTCGATCAATTAACGTTGTCACAAGAGCTACCAGAAAAGTCTTAAGTCAAGATACAGAAATTGATGGGGGGATGGTTGCGTTTTACGCCATTGCTCCTAACGCCAGCGTTTCCTTAATAGGCGGTGAGTATAAGAACTCAACACTATATGACAACATTCAAATCTTGAATGGAGGTGATGTTGTTGTTGAGCGTGTTCGAGCCAAAGACTCATCTCGAAGTGGCATTGTAATCGGCAACTCTACAGGCAAGGCGCGTATATTCGGCAACTATGCTACTGGAGCTAAAATAGACGGGGCTAATCAAGGTGGCTGGGGTATTGTGGCTTCTGTGAACTCACAAGACTCTGTTATTGGCATGAATGTTTGTTTAAACAATCAGCGTGGGCCGATGACTGTTGACACCTACCCAGATTCAGGGCCAAGTGTCGATAATCGAATTTCTGTTTTTGGTAATATTCTCGGCGGCAAGTACAACGATGCCTACGCAACGACTGGTTTAGGTTTAAATAATGTAAAACATGGTAACGTGACTGGAAATATTATTTTCAGTGCCAATCAAGGTATCTTGGCTGTTGATAGCGATCATACGCTTGTGCATGGTAATACCATTATGGATACCGTGGATTTTGCATTTCAAGGATATTTATCTCCAAACATTACATTCAAAAGTAATACTGTTGACGGTTGTACCGCATCAGGTCAGGCTGTAATTAGATTTATTGACTCTACTGGTTTTAGATGTTCCGGTAATACTTATAGAAATTTAACGGGTGCGGCCAGTATCTTATACCGTGTCAGCGGAAACACGAAAGATTGGATCATCTCGGAAGACGACTGCCTTAAACTTACTGCCGGCTCCGGCTACGTTTTCCAAATTCTTGGTGCTGGTGTGACAGGCGGGAAGATTCGCAGAAATAACTATAAAGCCGATGGGGTGACAGGTTGGCAGTGGTATATTCTGTCCGATAACTTAGCGCAGTTCTCAACGCATGATAATGAAATTGAGTCAGCGGGAACCAGTTATATTTCATCAGGTGCGAATGTTACTGCCGGAGATGACACTGTAAATGGAAGTCGTAACGTGTGGTCCGCTGCACCAACCGCATTCAAATCCCGCACAGGTCAGGTTGCTGCAATTGCTGGTGTTTTGAAGCATTGGAATGGAACAACTTGGGCTTAGCTTAAAGTAATTAAGATATACAATCTCGTCCTTCTGGGGCGGGATTTGTGTTGAAAATTCATTACTATCACTTGATAATACGACAACTAAGCAAATTGATAAGTTTAACATGCTGATAAAAAGACCATTATTTTATGCAACCATTTATTCATTATTAGTTTTTATATTCAGTCTTTATATAGTTCCGCTGTATATAGATGGTGATCAGCTTCATTATAGGGATTTCTATAAATATTGTTTATATGAGAATCTTACGCCATTACAGCAGTTTTTTTGCTATGAAATAACACTAGGAACAAAAGAGCCAGGTTATTTTTATATATCTAAAATCGCATACCCTTATTTAAGTAAAGATCTGTATATCACATTAGCCAATACGGTTCTTACTTTTGTGATGACATTGGTAATTTTTAAATATTATAAAATAGTATGGCATCGGCATGTTTTTTTAATATTAATTTTAATGAATTATTATTTTATTGTGATGCTAACTTCTGCTGAAAGATTAAAATTTAGCTTCATTTTCTTGGCTCTTGCACTATTAATCAATAGTAATAAGAAAATCATTATGTTTGGTTTGGCGTTAATGACTCATGTTCAAACTATTCTTCTGATGGCACCTTATTACATTGGTCAATTTTTTGATAAAAGTGAGAGTAAATTTTTAAAAATATTGATGATCTTAGGTTTTGTGGCTGTGTCTGGTGCAACATTCTTTGTTTTACAAGAACACATTGAGTCTAAATTCACAAGCTATTCAAATAGTGTTGATGAAGATGGTCTTGGTATAATAGGATCCATTAAAACATCTGTTTTTATTATTTTAGCTGTAGCAACAACAAGAAAATTACTGCCATTAATATGTGGCTTGCCATTGATTGTGATGGCCTTCTTTCTTGGATCTGATCGAATAGGGATGCTTGCGTTCATCTTATACGCTGGTGTAGTAATCTACTACAAGAGAAGAATGGATGTAGTACTGTTTATCGTTATGATTTATTTTGTTTATAAGAGTTCTGAATTTATATCTAATATATTGGAGTATGGCACCGGGTATCATTTTATTAATTAACCACCCAACAAACCACCACAAGCCCTAGCTTTTAATAAGTTAGGGCTTTTTTATTGCCGAAATAATCTGGAGATATAAATGGAACCAGTTTCCACAAGTGGCTTTGCTGCGATTTTAAAGTTTTATGGGGTGGCAATCATGGTGACTTTAGCAGTTGCTTTGGTTGCAGCAGTTGTCTTGATGACCCGCATGCCACGATCGCCTCAAGAATGGGCGGTAGGTTTAATTTGTACTGTTGTATCAAGTCTTGCTGGCGGTTCGCTAATTATTATGAAGTTTAGTTTGCATGCTTGGGCAACTGATACATGGGGGTGGTTTGCGATAGGTGGACTTTTCTTTGTATGCGGCTTACCCGGTTGGGCTTTGATTAGGTGGGTCTTTAATTTCATTGATAAACAGGAAGGCAAGACGATTGTCGAAGTAATTAAAGAAATTAAGAAGGCTAAGAATGATATTACAGGCGGTGAGCCATGACAGTTAAAAACTTCTTCGACGCTGCTCGAGTGATTGCAGGCGGCAAACTTACACAAGCACAAGTAGATGATCTAAATAAGGTGGTCGATAAACTTGCGCCTTCTGGCATGACTACAAGTGATGTTGGTGTTGACCTAATCTCAGGATTTGAAGGCACACGATTCACAGCTTATGACGATGGTGTAGGAGTCTGGACCATTGGCACTGGCACCACAGTTTATCCAAATGGCGTGAAGGTAAAAAAAGGGGATACTTGTACACCTGAGCAAGCTAAAGCCTACTTCAAACACGACTTGGCCAAATTTGAAAAGACTGTAAATGAATCGGTTAGTGTACCTTTATCTCAAAACCAATTTGATGCTTTGGTGTCGCTTACGTATAACATTGGCTCAGGTGCTTTTAATAATTCAACCTTATTAAAAAAACTGAATAAAGGTGACTATCAAGGCGCTGCTGATCAATTCCTTGTGTGGAACAAAGCAGGTGGTAAGGTTATGAAGGGCCTAGTTCGTCGCCGAGAAGCAGAACGAGCACTCTTTTTAAAGAAGTAACTTATATGTGCAAACGTACCAAAGTTGCATCTATCCTCACATTGCTGTGCCTCCTCTTCTCCGGTTGCACAGCTCACACTATTAATAGTAATGTGAATGTCTCGATTTGTGTAAGGGCTTTGTGATGTCGCAAGTCATGATCATGGTTTCGGAAGCGGGCAGAATGGAGAATACTTGCAATCTGCCCGCTGATTTAGATAAGAACGGGAATGTTCTTAAAATCTATGACTACTCATTAAAAGAGTTGTCGATTAATTTGGATGGCACTGTGACTTACAACGGTAAAAGATGGACCTTTGATAAGAAGCAAAACTTTTAGTCTTTCCAGCTATCAACAATATCAGCCCAGTCTTGCATCATTTTCCGTCTAGCCTCTAGGTGCTGCGAATGATCATAGGATGCTTTTGTTCTATTTTGCTCTGCATGAGCTAGTTGTTTTTCAATCCATGCCTCTTCATAACCTTTCTCATATAACAGGGTAGATGCGGTCGCACGAAAATCGTGAGCAGTTACCTCTCTTAATCCAATGTACATAAGCATTTTATTTAGTGTTGTTCTAGAAATCATACAGTCACGTTTCTGAGGAGAGGCAAATACATATTTCTGACCTTTAGTGATTGCATATTGGTCTTTCAATATCTCATACAATTGATCAGACATAGGTACGATATGAACTCTATCCATCTTCATTGACCTTTCTTGCCTTCTCCGGCGAGATGATCTAGGGAATTTAATTATCCGGTCATCAAAATGAACAAATGGCCACTCCATTTTTCTTACTTCAATTGTTCTTAACATTGAGTAGAGCAGGGTTAGTGTGGCATTTCTAACAGTAGAAGAGCCTTTGTAAGTATCAATGTTAGTACGAAGGGTAATCCGCTCATGTGGTTCGAGTGGTCTTGCATGTTCTACTTGTGGGCTTTCAATAGCCTCTTTAACTGCATAGGTCGGATCAGTATCAGTCCGTAGTGTTACAATTGCATAGCGCATGACTAGCCCAATAAAGCGCCTATTCAGATTGGCTGCGGCTTCCCCTGTAGCAAAGTTATCTTGTTTTTTAATTCGCTCCATAGTGTTCTTCATGATTTGGAGAACATCAGCCGAATTAACTTCTTTGATTGGCTTACTTCCAATTATCTTGTAAATATCTCGTTCCATTGCCCCCTTAAAACGATCCACATATCCTTCGGACTTGTACTTCATTTTTTCTTTTATGAACTCTTCTGTAACAGCCTTAAAGCTGTTATTAGTTGCAGCTCGTTTTTCTTCTTCTTTCTGGTTTCTGTCTTCAACCGGATTAATGCCTTTTGCAAGTAAGGCCTTTGCGTCTTCTTTTCGCTTTCTAGCATCGGCTAATGATACTGACGGGTACTCACCAAAACTAATAGTTCCTTCCTTACCATTTAAAGTATATTTAAAGCGCCATATTTTTTTACCTGATGGTCGCACTTCTATATACAGACGTTCAGCGTCAAGAATGCGATACATTTTCTCAGTTGGCTTTAAGGTCTTGATTTTAGAGTCAGAAAGCATACGGGTAACGGGTAATGGAAAGAGGTTACCCGCCACAATACCCGTTTTTTATGAAGATTAAAATAGATTGTAAAAGATTAAAACAGACAAATAATTGTGACTATCTCTTGAATTGCATGGTTTTAGCAGATTGATACAGATTACAACAGATTATTATCTTTAGAATTGTTGAGAATGACGATTTTCATAAAAAATGACTTCTTCTTTCAAATAAGCGGTAAAAACATTGAGCTATATTTAAGTGCGAAATTTGCTTATTTCCCACATAAATCTCAAAAAGGGTTAAATTCGATTAAGCTATTATGCGTTAATAAAAGTTGAAAGTATTGTTTATCGATAATTATTTTTGTTTGGTTAGTTAAATATTATAAAAGGGAGAATCTACATAATGGGTTATCAGAAGATCGTGGTTCCTGCCGACGGTGATAAAATTACAGTAAAAGCAGACCTGTCACTGAATGTACCAAATCATCCAATTATTCCTTTCATTGAGGGTGACGGTATTGGTGTAGATATTACACCGACAATGAAAAAAGTTGTTGATGCGGCAATTTTAAAAGCCTATGGCGGCAAACGCTCTATTGAATGGATGGAAGTGTATTGCGGTGAAAAGGCCAATAAAATTTACGGTACTTATATGCCGGAAGAAACCTTTGAAGCGCTGCGTGAATTTGTAGTTTCAATTAAAGGCCCTTTAACTACACCAGTCGGTGGTGGTATTCGTTCACTCAACGTTGCACTACGTCAAGAACTGGATTTGTATGTATGTGTACGTCCTGTGCGTTGGTTCCAAGGCGTCCCTTCACCCGTTCAACATCCTGAGTTAACTGACATGGTGATTTTCCGTGAAAACTCGGAAGATATTTATGCAGGTATTGAATGGAAAGCAGATTCTGAAGAAGCTAAAAAAGTTATTAAATTCCTTCAAGAAGAAATGGGGGTCACAAAAATCCGTTTCCCTGAAGGATGTGGTATTGGTATTAAACCTGTTTCCAAAGAAGGAACACAGCGTTTAGTTCGTAAGGCTATTCAGTTTGCAATAGATAATGACAAACCTTCGGTGACTCTTGTTCATAAAGGCAATATTATGAAATATACCGAAGGTGCCTTTAAAGAATGGGGGTATGAGTTAGCACTAGATCGTTTCGGTGGTGAATTAATCGATGGCGGCCCATGGGTTAAAATTAAGAATCCTAAAAATGGTAAAGACATCATTATTAAAGACGTGATCGCAGATGCTTTCTTACAACAGATCTTGATGCGTCCTGCTGACTATTCTGTAATTGCAACCCTTAATTTAAATGGTGACTATATTTCCGATGCATTAGCAGCAGAAGTAGGGGGAATCGGGATTGCGCCAGGTGCGAATATTGGTGGAGCTATTGCAGTGTATGAAGCAACGCATGGCACTGCACCTAAATATGCTGGGCAAGATAAAGTCAACCCGGGTTCAATTATTCTCTCTGCTGAAATGATGCTCCGTGATATGGGGTGGATAGAAGCAGCGGACCTGATTATTAAAGGTATTTCAGGAGCGATTGCAGCTAAAACCGTAACTTACGATTTTGAGCGTTTAATGCCGGGAGCGACCTTGTTACGTTGCTCAGAATTTGGCGATGCCATAATTCAGCACATGGAAGATTAA